CGCCCAAAAACAACGAAAAGATATAAGACCAATTCATAAATTATTTTCTCCTTATATTCTTTTAAACAAAGCCTTTTGAAACGTTTTAACCCATTCTTCTCCATAATGCATTTTAGCCGCCTCAAACCAAAGTGCGCCAGCCAAATCGTTATAGGTGAGCGTGAAAAAGAAATCGACGCCATAATAAAGCCGCTCCGCGTACGGGGCTCCCCAAATAACAAAGCCCGCCACACCCGACGTGTGAATAATCCCCGAATTCCTCAAATTCGCTGAAACCAAAGGAATGTAAAGGTTTGAATGCTTCAAAACGTCCTGCGTTATCATTTCGATAGCAAAAGATGAGGCATGTTCTATCCTTTTTTCGATTGTGTTAAACCCAGACGTCTTTAAATCAATTTTCATTTTAAACCAATTTCGAGGTGGTGGAGTTTATTATTATCATACAAATATTCTATATTCGCAATCAGGTAGTCCCGCCCTTCAAAATTAATTTTATCATTTTCTGCAAAATCAATATTAAGAGGAAGGCTTTTGACAGCGTCATAGAATAAAAGCGACCTTAATGCAGTTTCATCCCCGTCGCTTCTTTTTATAATCGTTGTCGAAGGGTCAACCCGCACACGTTTTAACGTTACTGGTTCAGCATACTCAATTTCTTCATAATCGTTTTTTCCCAAGCGTTTATAATAAACAGCGTTATGAAATAGTAAATTAATCGGGATCGAGCGAACCATTTTTAAGACCTCGTTTATTTTTTAAATAATTTAAGAACCTCCGCCACTTTTTCTTTTGGCGGTTTGGACTTCTTCCTGTTCGGTTTCAACGTCGGTCGCAACCATTACCAGCCCTTCCTCTTTCATCTTTTCGATAAGACGAGCGGCGATAATTTCAGCGGCTTGTGTGTTGAGTTTAACAACAACGCCCCCTGCGGCGTTTTTCGGCAGTTCGGTTGTTGGTTTGGCGGTCACCTTGTAACCGCTTTTTTCAAAACGTGAAATATCGACCTCGGTGCCGATAAATTTGCGTTCTCTTTCATAGCCCCTTTTGGCGACGATTTCGTAATAATCTACCATTTTTTTAACACTCCAAAAGAGGATTAAGCGACTTTGATACCGTTGATTTTTGCGACGGAGCGCTGGGACTTAACAGCGATGGCGGCAAGCATTTCAACCTCCCCCGTTTTGACTGCGCCTGCGGCGGTCATGTCAGGGAAATATGTCCGCACCATGTTGTTACCTTCAGGGGTAACACCGTGGAAAGCGTCAAGGCCCATGCGGACAAAGTAAGCGGTGGTTTCGCCAGTATCTTCATCTGTCGGGATAACGTCAACAAGTGCGCCATTTGCGTCGACGTAATCGCCCATTTCCATAATGCGGATGTTCCCCCATCTCAAAATTTCGGAACCGACATAGTTAGGCTCTGCTGATTTTGTGATATTAAAGCTTGTAAGCTTATCAGAAACGCTATTAAGAGCGGCATAAAGGTCGCTGTTAACCAGCATCAAATCGGGGGTACCGTTCATCTTTTTCAAGGCTTGGCGCATTTCAAAACCAAACTGCATAGCGTTCGTGTCAATTGCGGAAGCAGTAGAAATGTCAATGGTCGCCGCTGGCGTGTAATCTGTCGCGGTTCCAGTAATGAGTTTTTCAAGACCATCAAAACCTGCACCGCTTGCGGGAGTGCCCGCGGCGTTGTTCCCATTGATAACGTAATTATGGAACAAAGCACGGGCAGCTTTAACCTTCTGTGTCATTTGGAAATCGAATAAATCGACAACCTGCCATTCATTTTCCGCCAGCGCTCTGTCAATTTGGAAAGAGCCGCCAAAAATGTCGAGCTGTACAGTGACTAGTTCAGTATCGGCTTCGGATGGGGTGTATTCAGTATTAAGCGCGCGGCTTGCGGCTTTGCTTTGCGTTTTGATACGGTTGTATGTATAAGTAAAGCTTGCGCCGCCTTGTGCTTTTGCGTTATTATCAAACGTCATCATGTCTAAGAGCGGCGAGGCTCTAAAATCGTCAATGACGTCTTGCGTTAATTTGTCTTGAGACAAGGATTTAGCTTGTGCGAGTGTAAGAGGCATTAATTGTTCTCCTGTTGTTTATTTTTTATAAAGTCGTTCGTGGATAACATCGCGTCGAGAGGGTGCGGGCGGCGGTGTAGGTACACCGTGCCTTTGTCCACTTGCGGCTTTTTCGTTATCCGTTTTAAATCGTGCACCGTGCTTTTCCCACAGCGTTTTGGCGTATTCCCTAAAATCGTCTGCGGTGTCCCCTTCTTTCATTTCCTTAGCGGCGAGAGTCTCAACAAACAAGCGTGCGTCGGGGTCAAAAATGCCGATATCGACCAAAACATTTTTACGCTCAAGAGCCAAAATTTTAGCGTCTTTTTCGGCAATTGCCGCCTTTTGTGCGGCTTCTGCTTCGGCTTTCAATTCTTCGGGACTCTTTTGTGTCTTTTTCCAAGCTTCAAAAGCGGCCCTGTCTTTTTCATCCATTGCATACTGTTTTTCAATTCTCGCTCTTTCCCTTTCCTTTTCCTTAGCCACGATTTTGTCGAGTTCAGCCTGCGTAAATGTTTTCTCATGCGTCTGCGCAGGGTTTGAGTTCAGTGTGGGGTTCGGTATCGGTTCGGGGTTCGGTGTAGGGTTCGGTGTCAGTTCTGCCATTGTTTTAAATCCTATGTTTGATTATGCCATGATTTTAACATGCCCATGTTAGCATTTTTCCATGTTCTTTTTGGGACATGTTCCCATTGTTTATAAATATGTTAAGTAATAAATATAAAGGTTTCGTTATCGGTTAAGCTTGTTTAGTATCGGTTGGTGTAATTTAATATAGTTTAAGATAAGTTTAAATATAAGTAAATCGTTTATTAAAAACGGTGGAAAATAACAGCCAAAAAACTGTAACGAGACCATAGAAATTAAATCGGTTCTTTATCCCCGTTTCTTTTTATTTAAAATCATCATCTACCGCTGGTATAAACGGCTTCTCTTGCGTATTCTCTTGTTCTTCCCGTTGACTTAATAAATTCTCTCATGAGTGCCTGCTTTTCTTTTACTTTTCCAGCCTCAAAAGAAGCATCTAAACCCGTTTCTTTTAACGCTAATTCTTCCCGCTTCCATTTTCTTATTTCGCGTTCTAAATAACGTTGCTGTTGTGATTCTCTATAAATTCGTTCGTTATAATCGCTATCAACTGGGCTATATGCTTTACGGCTTACGCCTTCATCATACAAATAAAAAATATGTCGGCAATTGATACCGAAAAGGCCAGCGGGCTCTCCATAAGACGTTTCGGACAAGGCTTTATATTTTGGATGTTTTCCACTTTTACTAAAAATTTGACCCTGATATGCGGCACAAAGCGGGCGTGCGCCCGCGTGTGAAGAAACTTCAATTAAATCTAAACCCCATTCCTCTCCTTTTGCCCATTGAACTTCTTGTGCGACTTTTCCTATTGTCGTTTGTATGTCTCTTCTTACACTGGATTCAAGGCTTGTGCGGGTCACTGTGCCTTTATCGCTGACGTAGTCGACCCAAGTTATCCCTCGTCCCGCTAATTGCTTTACGGACTGTTTTAGAGCCGCCTGCGGTGTTCCGAACCCCGCCGCTGTTTTTACAGTCACGTTATTTAACACTTTTAAAAATTCGACGTTAGAAGCCTGCAAAGCCTTAGTGTTTGTTAAATTCAAGCCCGCCAACGTCGTTCTTATAAAAGCCTCGGTAATATTTTTAACCGTTTGCATGTTACCGAACGTGACGGTATCATTTAAAAGTTCAACGTTATTTTTTACAACTTTAAACCCAGCCGCCTCTATCTCACGCTTTACGGCCGTTTCTGTTGCCCCCGAACGCGCCGCAATTGTCCGTACGTTTTTCGCGTTAAGCTGTCCCAATTCTTTGAGTTTTTGCAATCGCCATGTTTGGGTTCCTATGTCTTCCGCGTTTGATTCAAAGAACGAGGCAATGTTTAAAATCAACTCGGTTTCAATCTCCGCATAAATTCTAAAAACCTCTGCGGACGCCTCTATGTTATATTTCATTTTATCGCCCTTTCAACGCCAAAAAATAACAGCGATTATGCGGCAGACGGCGCAGGTGTTTTGTTTTCATCTTCTCCACCTTCTTCTCCGCCACCGTTTCTTAAAAGTTCCATTTCACGATTAAACGCGGCTATTTCATTTTCTGGAACAATGGCACGCGCTTCTTCTTCTGTCATGTTGTAGGCTTCCATTAAATACGATACGGGTGTGCGTATTTGACTGTTCACTTCTGTTAAAAGGCGGTTTAAACGGGCATCCTCATCCTGAATAATCGAATCGTCCCATTCTATTTCGATATCGTCTGCGTCCACTGCCCAGCCTTTAATTTCAAAAATAGCAGCGATTAAATCTAAAAGTGCCCGCTCCAGCAGGATTTCGTCTTTTCGGATAGAGCGGAACAAGTCTGAATTTTCGCTAATGACTTCGGTGGCCGTTTTAATCCCACCGTTTTTATCCCAGCTGAAATAATCGACACCGAAACCCGTTTTCAAAGAAATTAGATTCAAAACCATGCGCAGTGCGTCTTCGTGTTCGCCTGTTCGTAGTTTCATATCAATTTCCTTAATTAGCGTATCGTCTCCCGATACTGTAAACACGTTAAAAATGCGTTCCCGCAGGTTAAATTTTGGAATCGGGTCTTTGCCGTCGAAACCGAGCGTTTCAGCACCGACTAAAATGCGCTTGCGACCTAAAATAAACTCTTTGTGGAGCGAATCGTAAATTATATCTAACGTTTTTAATAAATTTATGCTGTTGGCGTATCTTGAAACGCCCATAGGGCAGTTTTTAATAATGTTATTTTCAACGTTGGGCTTAATGATGAAAAAACGAGGAATTACGCCGCTAACGATTTCAGGGGCAACCCCGAAAAAGTCGGCGGGAACTTCGGCGGCGGGCATGTTGGTATCGGAAGACCAATTAAAATATTTGTTTGTAATAACATAGCGCCCGCTGTCGTTTAAAATGTGGGCGTTTAAGTAAAGGTATTCTTTGCCCTGTTTTGTAAAAACTGATGCAAAAACGCATTCCGTTATTTCGTCATTCGTGAACGACAGCGGGAAAATCATCTGCGGCTGGATGTAATCTATAACCACGTCTTTCCCCGATTCGTAAACGACCCACGCAAAAGTGCCGAGCGCGTTGGCGATTTCTACTGAGCGGTTCGCCATGGTCCAAAAATTATTGTAATTCATGATGCGGTTCCACTCTTTTTGACGGTTCTTAGGGATATTAATTTTAACTTTCTCATTGAAAATTAAATCAGCTTTACTTTCCGCTATCGTTTTTGCAAAATTTATCTGCGCAATTTCGTCCACATAACCTCCCCTCTTCCCGATTTCGTGGAAGTCTTTAACCTTTCCGCTATACCAAGCCGCCCACTCCTTTAAATACGCCCTATATTCTTGTGTAATAAGACACTTCATGCCGAAAGTGGTGTAAATTAATTTTTCTAT